GCTCCGTCATAGCTGCGTTCAGACGCGTTGTGGCAACTGTCGCCTCCTTTGTCTTTTCCACAAGAAGTTTCTCCAACTTATCAATATCGCCCACAACACGCACATTGACATCAACGCCTTTTGCCAGCTCCTTCGCAGTCGTGGTATAGGTCGTGAGCAGCGTCTGTATTTCGGTATTGAGTTCCTTGATTTTGTCGATTGTCTCCTGAGGGACAAGATCTGTTATCTTAGTTTCGCTCATCAGTATGGCGTAATATATTCAACAATTGATTTGTCAGAATCTGTATCAGTGGTAAAACCGTATGTGCCGTCATCATTTTTATACAAGGCCACGGTCTTGCCGCGTAGTTTGGCGGCAGCCTTTGCCAACCGCCTCATTCGCTCGTATTCGCTCGCAAGCCGTTTATGTTCACACGCACAACTCATTTGTATCCACACTCTTTAAAAAATGAACCTATTGCTGGGAGCATGTAGGTGGTGGTGAAATACTCGACTGCAACCGGTCCCATATTCAGTATCCGGTCGCCATATTTCGCCACAATCGCAGCTCCGTCCTCCGAATTTACGACAAGCGAGTCACCCTGACGCCTGACAGTTATAGAGCGGTAGAACGTACCGTCTATCCACAGGTTGGGGACATCCACGGGACGCGGAGGCAACCCGAGCATGGCACCGGCGACAGGAGGTGTAATGTCGTGTTTCCACTCCCTGTAACCTTCTGCCCCAATATATGTCTTGCCTGTCTCATCGTCGTAATGCATCCACGGCCGCTTTCTGTTACGGAAATAGTCGTCTTCTGTATATGTGGGCGACAGATAGTTGCCATCGCCGTCCTGTCCGCTGTAAAGCTGCTCGTGAACCGCGTCATAGACAACGCTCTTATTGTCCGCAAGGCACCTTATACAAGCGTCCTCAAAACCTTCGGCAATCTTTTTTATGATGCTTGCAACTTCCGCTATGGTCATATTTTGAAAAAATTAAGGGGCGGAGATGACTGCATCCCCGCCCGATGGATTATTCTGCCGCGTTGCGTTTAGCCTGCTTGGGCGGCATGTTGACGAGGTCATAGACCTGACCGAGCATCTTTTTACGGGTTGCCTCGTCTCGGTCTGGCCAAAGTATGCCGACGTGCCGGGACACAAATTCTTCCCGTGTCATCTTTTTCACTTCGGCATTGTTGAAATTGACTCGCTCAAAAATCATGCTACCTGCTCTATGCCTTTGATGTCGTTCTCATACAGCACTGCGGGGGACTTGAGGCGTATGTCCGCGCCTGCCGAGGAGGCGATGGTAAGAGTGTCAGAGTCTTCGTCGTATGTGATTGCCGTAGTCGTGCCCTGAACCACAGTGTTCCCGGCGGTCACAATGAGCGGGCCGTAGATTGACGTAACGTCATAGCCGCCCACTTTCTCAAAGAGCTTGTAAGCATTCCCGGCCGTGCCGACTTTCTCCAGCCTGACCCCGTTGAGTCCGAGGACACATTTCTGCGGGTTAAATTCGAGTCTCTCGTAATCAAAGTTTGCAAAAGCGCGTTTTACATTCTCATAAGCAAAAGTAATGTTCATGGTGGCCTTTGCAGAAGATGTCGGGTGCGGGGTCGCATCGGTATAAATATCTGACATGGGGAATGGGGCAAGGGTGTCGGTTCCGTCATTCTCCCCGTAAAGGATGTTGTCCTCGTCAACGAAGTAGGCTCCCCACTGGTGTCCCCCAACCCTGACAAAAGCGGCATGGAGCTCCGGTGCATAGTTTTTCAGGGTATAGGTCTCTTTGAGAGCGGAAATGCCGGTTCTTTCCTCCGGGCCGTAGCCGTTGGCCGCCGTCTGGACTTCACCGCCGTTTTTAGCGTACTCGGTGAAGATGCCGACACCGTAGATTCGTTCATGAACAGGAGCATGGGCCAATTTCTCCAACGCCTCGGCAGTTAGATTGGCCGGGAGTTTGGTTCCGTATGGGACTATGATTGCCATCAGCATCTTGCCGAACTGGGGCGGGCACTTGGAAACGCCCGTGCTGAGCTGTGCGGAATCGCACTTTCTTAATTTTCTCATTGTATTCTGCAATTTGGTTTTTTAACTTTCAGTTCAAGATTAGAAATATCGATGGCGTCAATGGGCTCGCTCACCTGCTCCCCGGTGCCGGTGTGCGCCCCATATCTGCCATAAGAGTAATTTTCAGAGTATTCATGCGACACATGCCCCTCATATCCGAAATCAAACCGGCCGTCTTCCATGAGCGCGTCTATGAATTTACGGTATATCGGGCGCAACACATTCTTAAACGAGGTCTCAAGCCTCTGCTCGTTACTCCACTGCTGCATGGAGGAATACGCAATCAGGATTCTGACTTTCGCCTTCGTGTAATAGTCCGGGGAGTTGCGCTGCTCGTTGAACGGGCAGAACAGAGCAATGAGAGGGAATTTCATCTCGCAACCCTTAGGTGTCTTGCTCAGCTCGTCAAGTCTGTCCTTGACGTACCGGGCGTTGCCAAAAGTGTAGTTGATTGCAGGACACGGGACTGTCCGACTTCCACTCTTTCCGCCTATCACGACGATTTCACAGCCGTCTGAGGTCTTGCTGACCACATCAGCCAGTATCTCTATAATCTCACGACTGCGCTGTTTTACGGGTTTCATAGATTGAGGACATTAATTTTGGTAAACATTTCGTCATCGGTGCTGATGCCGGATAATGTGCAATCGTTAGAACCGCACCATTCGGCAAAAAGCCTGTTTTTATTCACCATAGAGTTCCAGACGCTGACCTGACGGCGGATGGGGGCCACATATTCGTTGGCGCATTTGAGCCGTACAAGACCGGTTATAGTGCTTTGCATATTCATATCCCGGAGGATATGGAAGAACACATAATCCGCAAAGGGTTCACGCAGACGCTCACACACGGCATCTATATCGGCATTGTGCTTGGGGTCCTCATCCTCCTCCATGCATACAAGATAGGCGTTGACTTTATTACCGAGTGTCGAACCCAACATCTTAACAAGATATTCTTCCTGACACTCGCTTATATAAGCCTCAATAGCCTCGTTTACCTCTATTGCATGGGGGTTGGGTGTAGTACCCAAAGAGGCATTATGAATATGCCTTGACCCTTTGGTGAAATAAGAACAGTCTATAAGCATCTTTACTTTGACTTTTTGGATCGTGATTTCTTGGGAGTGGGAGCCGGGGCCGCTTTGGAATCTTCTCCGGGCGCGTCCTTGACATCATCGAGGTTAACCTCGGCCACATCGTCGGCATCCACGTTCTTGTTATCTCCCATGTCTTCCGTGGGAACGGTTTCGGGTACATTTTCGCCGGGATTGTCGGCTGTTTCTACCGTATTGGGAACAGATTCGGCAGATTTGGGAACAATGATACCGAATTGAGCAAGTCGTGCGGCAAGGTCTTCGGGAACGGTTATACCATTCTCGGCGATGATGGCAATAACATCTCGTGTAACACCTGCAAGTTCTACATGCCCCTCGGCCATTTCTTGGCAAGACTTTTCACTTGTTTCTAACGCCTCGCGGAGAGTGGCGATGCTATCTGCGTCAAGAGCCGAATCCGACTGAACGGGCGTGAACTCAATCACTCCACGTTCAATGCGGATGCGGTTTTCCTGAATGACTTTCGCCACTTCTTTGGGGTCGCCTTTCAGAATGTAGTTCATGACTTACGATTTCTTGATGGCGGTTTTGAGTGCGCTGATGCTGCCGTAGGAGAACGCCCACGGGCAGAATACCGGCACGATTTCTTCGGCCTGGGCCAAAAGAACGACCTGATTCTTGAGCTTGGTGTTCACGTCGTCGGCCCACTCGGCAGTAAGCGGAGTGTAGTCGATTATCTGTGCCCCTCGCTGCATATCGCCAAGGAAGTATTTGCCGACCGGCATACCGCTGTAAGGAACGACGCGGAGACCGCCGATAACGGGGTTGCCGTTGATGTCCTTGACAACTTCGAGGCGGTTGCCGTCGGTAGCCTTCTCGCAACGGATGGCGTTGATGGTGATGGGGTTCAGCACCAGAACCGTGGGAACGAACTGGGCATAGGTCATTACCGAGATGGCGGTTTCGAGAGCGTCGATGCTGTTGGGCGATTCGATGCTCTGATATGCGCCGTTCTTGAACGTCAGTTTCAAGGCAGCGACATCGGCGGCAAGCAGAGCGTCGGTATTGCTATCATCGAGAGCAGCTCCTTCGAGGAAGATGCGGCGGTCGTTGACTTTGATTACATCGTAGGTCTTGTTGAGGTCGGTGTTGGTTACGGCAGACGCGCCGGTAACCTTGAGACCCTCGATGAGCAGGTCGTTGGGTTCTTTCAGCTCCACGATCAGGCCGTTCTTGACTTCTTCGATAGAGAGCACGCCGCCGGCGGCCACAGTGAAAATTGCGTCGGAGATTATCTTCTCCACGGGCAGGACACCCTCGTATCGGATAATGCCCTTGAGGTTGTCGCCGGAACCGTCGCCAAAAAGGATGGCGAAGTCCTCGGCATCGCGGACACCCGAAATCAGGCAGTTCATGACATAGCTACGGAGGTATGTCTTGCACTTGAGCGCACGTTTAGACAGCTTGAAGTGATGGCCGACACGCGAAACCTGAGCGGTTTCTTCCTTGATGCTGAGGCTCGACTCGGGCAGCATGCCGTTCTCGGGCACATAGCGGGCGTTTCGGTCCACTTTGTAGATCTGCTGGAAAGCGAAGATGGGGAACTCGGGGTCGCCGGGAAGTACGGTGGAGAAGTCGCGGACATGGAGTTTCTTATCGGTAGCCTGAGAAACGACACGGTCGCTCTGCTGTGTCATGGTAAGGGTACCGCCGGGAACTACATTGCTTGTAAGAGAGATGTCCTTGAAAGCGAAAGCGCCGGATGACTTCTCGCGGTCGTTGATGAAGTCCTGCATCTTCGGTGAGTTGTACATCTCATCGAAAGCCTCGTTGAACTTGCTGACAAAGTCGAGGCCGATGCCGCGTTTCTTCATCTTTTCAAGAGCCTCAGACAGGCTCTTGACCTGCAATACGAGTTCCTTGTTCTCCTTGGAAAGTGAGTCAAGCGTAACACCGTCGGCAGATGTAAGAGGCTTGAGAGCCTTTTCAAGCGCGGCATTGTCGAGCACACCGTCGATGGACTTGTTGATTGCATCGGTAAAAGCACCGATAAGGTTAGTGATGAACTGTTTTTGTTCATCGGGGAGACCGGCAGTCTTGACACCTACAATCTCCTCTACTTCTTTGATTGTTAATTTTGCCATAATGCACTATGAATTAAATGGTGAATATTTACTTTTTAGTTGCGGCATTCAGTGATGCCCAAAAAGACGGCGACGGTGTAGGCACATCGGTCGATTTCTTTTTGGGTTCATCTTTTTTGCCGGGTTTCTGCTCTTCATCTTCGGGATTGCCACCGTTAGGTTTAGAGCCATCTTCGGGCTTTTTCTCCTTGGTTTCAGCCGAGGCAGAGTCAGCGGGAACAAGCAGGCTGTTGGAGCGATAGACGCGGTTCCAGCAGCACGGACAGCGGACATAGGCGAAAGCGTCAACAAGGCTCTTTGTGGAGATTCCCTTTTTAGCAGCAGTAAGGCCGTCAATGATGGACGACACTTCGGATTGAATTTCGGGGCGGTAACGTTCTATCTGTCGGCGTGCCTCATTGCGTCCAATGGACATTACGAGTTCTCCGGCCGCCTCTTGAACCTCTTGCGAGAACGTATGCTCCGGCTCGTTGTCATAGTCGAACTGATGACCGCAACACGGACAGGTAACTATCATGCCGCCACCAAGGGATTTGAGTAACAGATTTAGTTCCATATCGTATTGTTTTAATCGCTCATCTGAATATCCGTGCTGCTTGAAAGCCATACGGAGTATCTCGACGGCATCCCTTATCTGGTCCTCGGTCGCGCTCTTCAATCCAACGAGGAAGGTCTGCGGATTGGCACCCCAGCCGGTCAGCGTTGAATATTCGAGCATCTTCCATCTTACGACCTTGCGGCGGTCTTCCTCGTCACGGGCAAGAGCCTTTACTCCGATGGAGTGTTCAAGGGTGCGGCCTGCCTCATGGAATAGCTTGTAATCCTCAAACACATCGCGGCAAATCTGCTTGTTGAGGTTCATCTGTCCGGTCATAATGAGGTTCCCGTCCTTTTCTTCGCCGGACAGCGGGACACCTAACAACTGGCGCGTGTCGTGGTTGAGGTACCATCGCATTTTGCTGATGTCATCGCGGAGCGTGTCAGCGAATGACCCCGGCATCGAGATGTCGTGCTGTGCGTCCTCGATGCCTATACCGTTCACCGCTACGGTGACGATACCCTTCTCAGTGACATCCAGTGCTTTTGTTTCGTACTGGAGGTTAATCATCTGTTCTTTCATTACTTTCTCCTTTCGAGGGTTTGGGTTTGTTATTGAATTGATTGTTTTTGTCGGGACTCTTTTCTCCGGACTGCCCGGTGTTAATCTGAATCTGTGACGACTGGGCCTTGATTACGCTGTCAACCTTGGCTATTTCCTCGGGGGTCATCTCAAACTTGACCTTGTCAAAAATCTCGCCGTCAAGTGCGTCCTCATGGATTTGGGAACGCCAGTCGTTGATTGAGATAAGGCCGTTGTTGAACTGTGACAGGCACCGCTCGTTGACGAGTTTCTTGACTTCCTCCTGTTCTTTGAGGCCGACCTGCAGACAGGCCACATCGCTGAAATCGCAGTCTATATATAACCCTTTCCGGTCAAGGCCGAGGAATGCAGTCAGAGCCTCGCAGAACCGCTTGGCCGCCGGTATGATAACCGAGGTATAGACGCTTTTCTCCGCCGTGTCCTGATTGCTGAATGTAGACTGGTCTTTGCGCGGCACCAAAACCGACGGGATGCCGAACACCGCCGCTATTTTGATAGCGTCCTCAAGGGTTTCGTCAAACGGCTGCAACTCGGCGATAGAGAGGTTGGTCCTTACAAAATTCACCGGAATGTCGGTAAGCGCCCAAGGTGATTGGCCCTCGCCGACACCATATTTGCTGTTTATTTGTTCCCGGAGCTCGTCTTTCTCCTTTGGTTCAAGTGCGACAGTGCCGGTTTCATCGGCTTTCTGGGCGACAATGAACCCGAGGGCGCCACGTTTCAGGAATATCACGTTGCGGGCCTCGTATACGGCAATAAGGTTTGCAATCGGTTTCTTTACTGCCAAAAGCCGACTTTCTGCTTTGAGATAGCCGTTTCCCCTAATCAGCTCAGGTATGCCGTCACGATCGTGCCATATTTGGTAGTAAGGTATTGTAAGGCCAGAATATGCGCCAAGGTCAAGAGTGTAGCCTTTGATTAGTTCCTCTATACTGGCTATGCCGAACATAGGAACGCCATAGCTGTATTCAACCGGCTTGACCTGTACAAGATGGGCGGGAAGGCTCCAATAATTGGAACACCATTGGAACTTGACTGCATCTGCCGTTATTGTGTCCGGCATAGCCGCACGGAAAAAGGCGTTTCCGGTAGCCAGTTTGTAGACGAAGTGCTGATACACGATTTCGCGCCAAGTCATAATCGGGTTAGGCTGTTGAATAATGGCATTCGCGCCAAGACGGTCACACCACACGATACTGTCATCCTTTACCCTTTTCAAATCAAAATGTGCCTCTGAAATTCGTTTGGCGATGAAATCAATCGGCCAGAACACCTCCGGGATAGTCTTGAACAATTCTATGAAGTTATTGCCTACGACTGACGGATGAACAAGGCCGTCAAGCATTGACAATATCTGCTGGTATCTCCACGCATCGACAACAAATGCACTTTTGTTGCCTTGGTTGTCAGTCTGAGGCACAATGTCCTCTTTGACTGCCAGAGCCTCGGGTTTCTCTTTAGTGCCGAATATGCGTTGCAATAATTTCATTTCGTGTTCTTTTCCCGCAAATTAAAGCACAAATGCCGTCGGTTCTACCGAATCCCCTAAAAACAAAATTTCGTCCCTATTCAAAATACACGTTAATCACCTGTGTTGCTGACTATTGCATTAACGCTGTTGTCAAAACCGAGTTTTACAACGAACTGTATGAAACCGCTCACAACGGCACTGGCCTCTATATTTTCACCTGTGCCCCTGTTGTAGTCAAACAGGTTTGTCATGAATTGGGAATATTCTACATTCTCACTCAAACTTCTTTCATTAAATAGCAGGTGATTCTTAACGAAGTCCGATGTAGCCGCTATGCGCCGGTCAATGTCTGCAACCTCTTTCATGACCCTGACATTTGGAATGTCCTTACGCAAATCGCGGACAAATCTGAAATATGCAGAACCGCATTCTATAATGGTTTGCGTACTCTTGGCTCTGATAAGGATATCGGCCATCTCGTCGGTAGAAGACGTTTCTCTCAGCATCAAATCAGCCACATGCCATTTTTCGCCGCAAAGTTTGCCGTGGATCATCACAAACTTGCCGTTCACATTCGGCATGGCATAGACAATCTCACGGCTATACCTGCATTCCGTATCCGGATTATAGAAGTGTATGATACCGTCACGGGCATATAGGTTGCGCTTGCGGCGGTTGGAAAATAACAGGAACTGCTCGCGCAGCACGTCAATCACCACATATCGCAGCGTGTCGGACAAATGACCAAACTCCTCGTAAGTCTGCATGGTGATTTTGTTTTTGACTACAA